CTTGCAGTACCAGCAACGGTTCTTAGTCCGTCTGGTGCCAAGAAGATAAGGTCACCCCCTATCTCTTGAATACTGTAACCACTTAAACAACCAATACTTTCAGCAACTGAAACAATGGCAACTGTTTGAGAGTTATCAATGTTTATAAGTTTGTGAATACTATTTTCACAAAACACAAACAAGTCTTCACGGAATCCTTTAATTCCTACAATCTTATCTGTAATAGTAATACTACCTGCTCCAGAACCAGTAAAGTCTTCAGGACTATTGTGTACACTGTAGTAGACTGTGGTTTCGTTGCCTTCTACACCAGCAGCAATTAAGTGATGGTCGTGTGCTGTAATATATTGTACCGGAGTATTAGCTCCGTTAGGACTTACTTCTGAAGTAAAAAATGTCCTAGTATTTAAAGCTCCAGTGCCTTCCATTCTAAAAACAAAAATGTCTTTAGTAGAATTATCGGCTATCATTATCCTACCGTAATCTTGACCAGCACCTTCAAACATTGCAAAAGTACATTGACCTTGCCCAGTTCTTACCGAAGCTGCTTTACCTGTAAAGGTAGCATAAGTATCACCACCACCAGCAGATAATTTATTTATTTGTAACCATGTAATTCCATCTTGGCTAAAATAAATATTGTTGTTAATAACAGCAATAACTCCATCAGCATAAGGTGTCACCCCATGTATTGTTCCTGTGCTACCACTAGGAATCGTTGCACTTTCACCACCTAATTTTGTATAACCATTGATACGTCTGTATCCACCTTCTATAGAGACTTCAAAGTTTCTAAGGTCGGTGGCAGTTCCGGGGGTTTTAAGTAAGTCAATTTGATTTGAAGCTGTGACTAAACCACCGGTACATGCAACGGTATAAGGTTGTGAACGTGCCATAAATTAAAAGTATCTTCTGTCGTCTGTCATTGCACGAGGAGTAGGATTAATCAAATTAGATTTCATATTCCTCATCGCTTTCTTATAATCATCCATAGCAAAAGCTGCTTGTTGTGGAGATTCTTTAAACTGCCAAATATAATATCTTGTTTTAGCAGTTATGACATTCGTGTATTGTTCTGGAAAGACAACTGTGTCTCCGTGTGCTACAAGTTTTGTAGGCTTTTCAAACGCATAAAAGTGTACGTTGTACTCTTTATCAGGTATTGGACTTAAGCCAAACTTCCTTGCATCAGGTGATTTAATAACAAACTTAGGCTCACCATATGCCTGTGTATTTGCATCGTCTGCATTTTCACTATCTCTGTAATATCTTTTCCAATCAGCTAAGTTTAAAAACTTTAAACCTTTAGAGATAAAAGGAGCTGATTCACCACTGACGTTAATCGTGGTTAAATAAAAATCATCCCAGTCTATGGAACCGTAATCATCTGCAACACTTGAGCTACTAGCTTTTAGTTCGTACCACCTAGTACCTGCTGTTGTTGCTACGGTCACGTTTCCGTAGAATGGGTCAGTTGCACCACTTTCGCCTACTGCAAAAAATGGTAACTGGGGTTCTTCATTTGCTATATCGAATATAGACTTGTTGATGGCATCCTTGACAAACTGTTGAAGTCCTACAGCGTTTGCAAAGTTTGCAGAAGTAAGAGGTATCTCGTTGAGTTCTCTAAGAACTTCGTTAGTTAAATCTAAGTATGTTGTTGCCATTATTTTTTATGAACCTTTTGAATTGGGAAGTTTGCAGATTTACTAGCTCCTTTATGAGCTGCATAACCTGTCTTAGGGTCTTTCATTAATTTGTAAGACTTACCGGACTTCATCCAGTGATAACCTTTGGGTGCTTGAACTTTCATTAACAGGCTTTACCTTTAGGACACTCACCGTGTTTGTATGAAGGTTGTCCACCTTTCTTTAGACCTTCTCTAGACATAGCACCACCATATTTTATTTCACGTCTAGCCATTTGATTACCAACATCAGAATGTCCACCCATTTTCTTTTTCATTCTTTTTGTTCCACAATGCATAATAAATTCCTTTTAAAAAGTGGAGGAGTCCGAAGACTCCCCCGAGTTTCAACAATTAGTCGATTAAGTAGAAAGCACCTACTAGTGCTTCGTCTCTAAGGACTTTAGAACCATATACATGCAATCCTCTAACGATATCACCAAATGAACTTGGGTCACGAAGGACTTCAGTTGAGATGATAGTTTGAGCAGTTGCAGTAGATGAAATATGTCCAGCTAACACTTTACCAGTTGCGTTTGAAGTCGCAGCGATATTGTTAGATTTGTACATATCAAATCCTCTGAGTTTTCCACTTGAGACTAGACCGTTTCTTATAGAACCTTGACCAGCGTTGAAGTCTACAGAAAGCAGTTTAGAACTTGATTGTCCTAGTTGCTCGTAGAAATCAGGACCAGCAACGAACCAACGACCTTCTTCAGGTACGTTTTGCTCGTCTAATAGTCTTGCCATTCTAGCCATAAGGTTAAGAGGGTCAGTTTCACTTGATAAACCAATGTCAACAGAACCAGTACCGTCATATACGTTAGCACCTAAAGCAGTCGCATTATCAGCACCTAACACGTGGTCAGGTGAAGAAGCAGACAAACCACTAAACATGTTAGCGATAACAGCAGCATCAAAAGAATCTTTCAATGCATAAGCAGCAGAACTAGAAGCTACTTCTTTGAAGTTGACGTGTGACATTTTAGTTTCAATATCATCTACGATGAATTTGAAAGCTTTAGCACTATCAACAACCAAAGTAAGTTCTTGGTCTGTTAGTTTTGTTGGCGTAGTATCCTGTCCTCTGGTATAATCAGAAACAGAGATTACGGGTTCTTTAATGATTTTAACTGAGTCTCCATAAGCAGAAATCTCACCGGCATAGTCGGTGTTAGTAATAGCTTCTACAACCGAAGACTTTCTAAAAAAGTTTAAAACCTTTTTAGAGTAAATCGAAGGTAGGAAGAAACTATTAGCCTGTCCACTTACGGAGTTTGCAAAGTTAGCATCGGTATCAGTTGCAGGTTCAAAATATTGAGCCATGATATTCTCCTAAGTTATAAAGTTAATAGTTATGATTTTGCAATTCTGCCTTGTTGCATGGCTTCACTTATCTCGGCTTCGTGCCGGTCAAATTCATCCATAGACATAGCTGCAATCTCCTTTTCTGTCCAAACTTTCTGTTGTTGTGGTTCAACCGTTGTTGTTTTAGTTGAGACCATATCAGCAGCAGACTTTCTGGACTTTTTAGAACTTGACTTCTTCTGTACAGTATCTATACCAATATCACGTTTAAATAAATCTAAAGCTCTTGAAGCTAGATCAGCATCGTCAGCATTGTTGTATACCCAATCTTGGATAGACTTAGGCTGCTCTTTAGCCCAACCATGAAAATCATCACTATTGCGAATATCTTCAAAGTCAGGATGCTTATCCATCAATCGCTTTTCAGCATCTTTACGAATTAATTCTTGCTCACGTTGTTGCAGTCTTTCAAGTTTCTCTTTCAGGTCCTTAGATTTCTCTTCAGCTTGAAGGTGAGAAACAGTTTCTACAACTTCGTAGACATCAGGATACTCTTCTCTAAACTTTTCAAGTTCTTCTGGAGATTTAGGAGCT